TCAGTAAATGGGAACTGGATACCGTTTAGTATTGTTGTTTTTTTAATAGGTATAATTTTAGTAATGATCGTTAAGAATAACGACAAGAAACACGCGGAAACGTGCGAAATGTTAAAAGAGCTTGCGAAAAATAATAACTATCTTTCAAAAATGGTAGCCGTTCACGACTCAGAAATTGAAAACATAAAAACAAAAAAAGCATGAAAATAATTGATAGAATAAAAGCGAGAACCTCAAAAGGTAATAGATTAAAAGGGCAAATCTCAACAGCGGTCGGCGTAACGTGTGCAACAATTCTCGGGCTGGGACTTGTAACAATTGCAAGCCCTGTTTTATTTGTAGCCTTAACCGTTGGCGGTGCAATCTTCGGGGGTAAAGCAGTACAAAGCGCTTTAAAAACTAAGCCATGACACAATTAACAACCGACCAGCTCAATAAAAAATACGGCGTCCCGACACCTCAAGGCTCGGGGCTTGTTTCAATAAAACTACCTTATCCCTTTTTATACGACGGTAAAGAAGTAAAAACAATGCGTTGCCATAATATGGTAGCTGACGCCTTTTTAAACGTGTTTAACGACATTTTAACCGCTTACGGTATAGATAAGATTAATGAACTAGGGATAAACAAATACGGGGGCTGTTTTAACTATCGTTTAATGCGTGGTTCAAGTACAAAATTAAGCCGTCACAGTTGGGGCGTTGCTATTGATCTCGACCCGCAAAGAAATCTATTAAAAGAAACATCTAAAACGGCGCGATTTGCACGTCCTGAATATAAACCAATGATTGACATTTTTTACAAGCATGGATTTTTAAGTCTAGGGCGTGAGCGGAATTACGACTGGATGCATTTTGAAATAGCACACTAAAAAATTAAACACTCATTCGGTTTTTAGGTTCTCATAAACCGTATTTTCCCGAATGATAAAAGCCCTTTTGTTAATTCAAAAGGGTTTTTTTATGTTTAATAAAGTAAAATCGTTAAAAACTTTCACAATTAAAACCCTTATAAACATTGAGTATTTTAATTAAATGTAAATTATTTTCATTTTTATTTGTTAAAAAGTATTGTGTATTAATTAAATAATAATACCTTTGAATATATCAAAACACAAAAAAATAAAAATTATGAACTCAAAACACGAAATTATAATAGCAATTCACGAACAAAGACAACACAAAAGCGTTTCGGGAATATTCGGTGAAGCTATTTTAAACGCTTGCGAAAAAGCAATAAACGAGCCTTTAAATGTTAATCTTTTAAAAAGGATATTCGAAGCGGGTTTGTTTCTAATTGAAAGGATAAAAGATATTGAAGATCAAATGCAAACGACAGAGGACGCACAGATTTTGCATGACTTAACCCGTGAGCGAACACGTTTAAATAATTCATTAACAACTTTAAAAAACGAATTATGACAAGTTTAATATCAAAGTTTCTAAATAGAGACATTAAACCGACAACAAAACAAAACGAATACAAGCCAGTTATTAAAATACAGTCGACAGTTGACGAGGGTAAAGGCTTAAATTTCAATGAGAAAACCGAGCACATTTTTATTAAGGAATTAAAATACAAAAGATAATGGAAGCGAAAATTTGCCCCGTATGTGATATACTGCAGCCATCGAGTTCTTTTTATAAGAACAAGGCACGAAAAGACGGGCTTTGTTTAAAATGTAAAAAGTGTTCAGATTCGCGAGTTCTTGAATTACAAGTTAAAGCTCAAAGCCGCAATAAAAAGTATAGATTAAGTAATATTCCCGACGTTCTTTACAAAATAATTGAGTTTATTAATATTGATTATTTAAACTTTGACGCCTTTTTATTGCGTTGCCCTTACACTTTTGACGAGTTAGTGGAAAAAAACAGATTGAGAGACGTTAAGGAATGGCGACAAGTTGGAATAGTTGTTAAATCTTTAGAGCTTAACAGCTGGTCAATTGCTGGCGTTTACTTTGATAGAAACCACGCAACGGCTATACATTCAGCGAATGTAATTTTAAACGCGCTTGAGGGCTATAATGACGAACTAAAAGAAAAATTTTTATCAGTCTTTAGCTTTGACAAACCCGACGTACAAAAAACGCTTGAAATAGGATTAAATGAGTCTATTTGTTTAGTCCAACAAGAAAACCGCATTTTTGACTTATTAAATTAATTTAATTACTTTTAACCATTAATAGAATTTCTTTTTTATTTAGTGGTTATTAGGATAGGTTAAAAGGTCGGGCGTAAACTCGACCTTTTAGAATTAAAAAATAGAAATTATGAAAACATTAACTAAAACTTTTCACAGATATAACACGCAAAAGGTAAATTTTTTGAATTTTCCCGAGTCGGTTAATATTCACAATTTAAACTTTTACGGCTACTTAAAAAATAACCAAGTCAGCAAATACAAAGGGGTTACAATTTTTAATTTTGATACGATTAGTTTTTTAAGAACCTCACAAACTGGGTTTATTCATTGCGTCGGGTTAATAGGTAAAATAACAACCGCTATAATTCTAAAAGAAAATGATTGAGACAAAAATTTATAAGACCTTAAAGCCTATTTTTTACAAAGGGGATTTATTAAAAGTCGGGCGGGAATTTTCCGAAACTGATTTTTCAAATAATGAAGTTTTAGATGGGTTAATTAAAAAAAGAATAGTTATCTATTCTCATTCAATTAAAAGCTTCGACAATGCGCCAAAATGGAAAAAGCGCCTCGCTATTATTACAGGCGTTTGGAAACGTCCCGAAGTTTTCGAGTTATTCGCAAACGCAACAAACAAACTAAAACACGAAAATTTAGAAATCGTTGTAATCGTTGCGGGCTCAGAGGGTCACACTTCGCGCCAAATGGTCGAAGATAAAGGATTTTTATACATTGAAATAGAAAACCAGCCTTTAGCTACAAAGATGAACGCGACAATGTTAAAAGCTCAGGAGTTAAACGTCGATTATTGCCTTTGTGTTGGTTCTGACGATCTTATAACAAATGAACTTTTAGATGTTTATAACTTTTATATTGAAAAATCAATTGATTTTGTCGCTGTTTTAGACTGGTATTTTTACGATATGCAAACAAAAGCATTTACCTACTGGGGCGGCTATACTGACGCGGCGCGAATTGGTCACACTTGCGGGGCTGGTCGTTTAATATCTTCAAAACTTTTGAACGCGTGGGGCTGGGCTGTTTGGGAAAATCGACATAGTACAATTTTAGACGACTCAATGCAAAACAAATTAAAAACAACCCCTCACACTAGCGAGGTTTTCAAATTAAAGGATAAAAACGTTTTCGCCTTTGACGTAAAAAGCGCCGTTAATATGACACCTTTTGAACTTTGGGAAAACACCGATTTTGTAAAAGGAAAAGAACTTAAAGAACTAGAAAATAAATTTAATTCAATTGTAAAATGTGCGGAATAAATGCAGTAATAAACGGGGATATAAAAGATATTTCGTTAATGGTCGGGGCTTCGTCGTCTCGAGGCGTTCAAAGTTCTTTATCTTTTGTCGGTCGGGCGGTTATTCAATTTGACTGGCTACCAATTACAGACGAAAACGCGCCCTCACAACCTTTTGAAAATAACGGGTTTTCTGTTTGGCTTAACGGTTATATTTCAAATTACAAAGAACTAGCCGAAAAATACGACTTTAAATTAAAAACAAACTGTGACACCGAATTATTAGCGGCGTTTATTGGTCGATTCAAAGGGGAAAAATTAGAAGAGTTAAACGGGTTCTTTGCGGTTCTTTATCATTCGGCTTGCGGGTGGGTTTCTTTTACTGATCGTTACGGGATTAAACAGCTTTACGAATACAACGACGGCAACGGAAAAACTTTTATTTCTTCGGAGGTTAAAAGCATATTAGCGGCAAACCCTCAAATAACAATTGATAGCGACGCTTTAAGCGATTTAAAATATAGTTTAGGGGTAATGAATAAAGATACTCTTTACAATGATTTAAAACGCGTTAAAACGCTCCCTTTTCCAAAGATTCAAAAAGACTTTGAAATAACATACAACGACGCCCGCCGAAAGCTTTTAGATTTATTTATTAAATCAATCCAGCGTAATAAAACAGATTTGAAAACGGGCGTTTTCCTGAGCGGCGGGATTGACTCGGGAATAATTGCGAATTACTTAGAGCCTGACTATACATTTTCCGTTGATTACGTCGAGCCTCAATATTCAGAAATTGAAAACATAAAATTAAATTCAACGGGTGAACATTACGCAATAATTTGTAACAACGATTTATTCAACAATTGGATAGATAAAACGGTTTCAATTTTAGACGATCCTAAAGTAGGCTCGAGCTATACAAATGTAGCTTTAACCTCTTTAGCTTCTAAATTTTGTGAGGTTCTTTATTCGGGCGCTGGTGGGGATGAATTTTTCGGTGGTTACCCTCACAGATTAGATAAACCAATAAACGAAGTAATTAATAGAACGTCCGAAGAGTCAAATAAAAACTACTGTAGAACTCATTTTGAATACGATTTACTTTTTTTGCGTGGCGTTTTAAACGTTGAGGACACAATCGGGGGATTTTTTACAATAGAAACCCGTTACCCGCTTTTAGATAACGACCTCGTAAATTTTGCTTTATCTTTGCCCGACGAATATTTAAAAGACAAACGTATTTTAAAAGATATTTCGGGACTGGACGCCGAAGTTTTAAGCGGCTCAAAAAAAGGGTTTTCAAATCCTTACATAAATAACGATCAATGGACTGATAAATTAATTAATAACCTAAATAATAAAATAAATGAAAGATTTGTATAATGAGGATTGGATAAATATTGACGGAAACGACATACATAAAACCGCGATAGTTCACCCAAACGTTAGGCTAGGAACTGGAAACACAATAGGCGCTTTCTGCGTAATTGGTGGCAACGGTGAAATAAGAAACGTAAAACAAAGCGACTTTAAAGGCTCGGTTTCTATTGGTAATAATAATGTAATTTCTGAATTTGTAAGTATTCAACGACCAGCGACCAAAACAGTTACCAAAATAGGACATGACAATATTATCATGGCTCACACTCATATTGGGCACAATGCGATCATTGAAAGTAAAACAGAAATTTGCAGCGGGGTAATAATTGGGGGGTATGTTAAAATTTTAAACTTTGCTAAAATTAAACTCGGTTCTGTTATTCGTAACCGTGTTATAATTGGGGAGAGTTCAATTGTAGGGATGGGCTCAATAGTAATAAAAAACGTCGAAGCTGGGGCGGTTGTTGTTGGTAATCCAGCAAAAGAATTGAAACGATGAAACTGGCGCTTTGTTATACATACTTCGACGGCTTCGAGCAACTTTTACACTCACTCGATAAAATGAGCCCTCACGTTGACACAATTATTTTAAGTGTTCAAAGAGTCAGTAATAACGGAAACACAAACGAGAATTTTGGTAAAGAGGTTTCGTTTATTTATCGCAATTTTCCGAAAGTTATCGTTATCTTTTTTAATCCTGAGCTTTCAATTAATTCAAAAACGAATGAACGTTTAAAACATAATTCTTTAATCGAGGCGGCTCGAAAATATGGGGCGACTCATTTTATTTTGAGCGCTTGCGATCACGTTTATACGCCCGAACATATTAAAAATGGAAAAGCTTTTGTTTTAAAAAATAATTGTGACGTAACGTTAACAAAAATGTTTACTTATTACAAGCATGAAAACTGGCGTTTAGAACCTTTAGAAAATTATTACATGCCTTTCATTCACAAATTGAATTTAAGCACTCAGATAAGCGCAAAACCTTATAATTATTTAACTGACCCGTCAGTTAATGTAGAGCCCCGCGAAAATTTGCATGTATTCGACGAAAGCGAAATAATTTTACATCACTATTCGATGTTAAGAACCGACATTAAAAAGAAATTTTTAAACGCTGCGGGCTCAGATCGTTGGAAAAAAGAAGATTTTGAAACATATCTTAACGAATGGAACGGCGCAAAGGTTGGGGATTCAATAAAATATTTTGATAATCGCGTTATTGTCGAAATTTAGTTATATTTGCTTTGTAGTTGTGTAGGAGCAACGGTAAGAATTTTTAAAAATCCCTGTAATGAAGAGCCTCCTACCTCCGATTTATGGGGTTTTTTGTTTACTATGAATAATAAAAGAAAACCATTAACTAAAAAAATTCGTTTTGATGTATTTAAAAGGGATTTATTTACCTGTCAATATTGCAGCGCAAAACCTCCAAAAGTACCTTTAGAAGTTGATCATATTATCCCTATTAAAAATGGGGGGTTAAATGATTTTGAGAATTTAATAACTTCATGTTTTGACTGCAACAGAGGTAAAGGAGCGCGCGAGTTAACATTAATGCCAGTTTCAACTGTTGAAAAAATGGAGCGTTTAAGCATTGCTCAAGAACAATATAAACAATTCAAAAAAATCTTATTAGCCGAAAAAAAAATAATTGATTCTCAAGTAGCCGCAATAGATAAAATTTACAGTTCTTGTTATGAGGGCTGGTGCTTAAATGATCGTTTTAAACTTCAAATAAAACAATTTATTATTAAAATAGGATTTGAAGAGGTTGAGGAAGCTATGGAAATAGCTTGTTTAAAAATAAGTGATTCAAGTAAGGCTATTAAATATTTTTGTGGTATAGTTTGGAATAAAATTAAAAATGAATAAAATGAACAGTTACGAACTCTCAAGGATATTTTGTGACTGGTGCTTTGAAAACCCTCATAAAGTTAAACCAATTCATTATGCTATTTATTTTTTTTCTATTGAACATTGCAATAGATTAGGATGGAAACCAAAATTTGGGCTACCCTCTCAGATGGTTATGGAGGCTATCGGAGTTAAAAACTGGCGTACTTATTCAACGGGTTTAAATGATTTAGTAGAATTTGGCTTTATAAAAATGGTTGAAACTAGCAAAAACCAATACTCTAGCAATATAATTGCCATTGTAAAAAATACCAAAGCACCTACCAAAGCACCTACCAAAGCACTAGACAAAGCACTGTCAAAGCACAGTACAAAGCAAAGTCAAAGCATTGTTAGTATAGATAAACAATATAACAATGAACAATATAACAATATAACAATTAAACATGAAGGGGTACCGAGTCTTGAGGAGTTTTTAAATTTTTTCAGAAATGAAATAACTCAATTTGATTTTAATTCTTTTCAATTTTCTGTAAAAGCAAAATATGAGTCTTGGGTGGATAATGAATGGAAAGACGGAAACAATAAAGAAATAAAAAATTGGAAAACTAAATTAAAAAATACTTTACCTTATTTAAAACCAACAAACAATGCAACTAACAGAAACCAAACAACAGAAGAAAGCCTCAGAGCTTTCATTAACGATTGAGGACGCAATAAGCGACGAACTTAAAATCCATTTAGCAACAGACGAAGAAATTAAAAAGGCGCTCGCTTATTGTTTTGCGATTACTGGATTACCCGAAAGCTCAATCCCTCAAGGTTTAACGAGATCACTTTTAATTGAGTTCATAAAATCAAATTATAAATTTTACGCCGTCGAAGAAATTAAAACAGCTTTTACAATGGCGGTAAAAGGAGAATTAAATATAACCTCAAAAAACGGTAACGTCGAGAGAATAGCGAAACACTATAATAATTTTAGCCCTGAGTACTTCGCCTCAATTATGACCGAATACAGAACACACCGAGAGAAAGCGAGTTTAAATTTAATGTTAGCCAGTAAAAAAGAAACTAAAGTTTTAGATGTTGCCCCCGACAGCATACAAAAAGCCGCAGCGCAAAGAGAATACGACGAGATAATTTTAAAGCCTATGTTTGAAAATTACCGAGTTTATAAAAAGATTGAATTAGGACATACGACCGCAAGGCTTGTTTTTAATAGTTTGGTAAAGTTTCATGGGGTTAAAACCTTTTCAGAGGACGAATTAAAGGAAAATGAAAAAAACGCCTTAGAAAGCTTTAAAATGCAAAAAGCCAAAACGTTCAATGAGCATAAAAAAAAGAGTCAAGATATTTCTAATTATTTAGAAGATCAAAACTCAGTTGTCGACGGTATAGAAAACGGCGCTTTAATGCTGGGAATTAAACAATGCTTTGACGAAATGATAAAAAATAATTTTAAATTATGAAAATACTTGAATTGCACGCGGGGTCGCGAAGTATTGGAAAAGCTGCGGAGTCTTTAGGTCACGAGGTTTACTCAGTTGATTGGACGAAATATGAGGGAATAGATTTACAGATTGACATTGAATTATTAACAAATATGGACATTCCCTTTATTCCCGATATGATTTGGTCAAGTCCTGATTGCACTACTTACTCAATTGCTGCAATTAGTCACCACAGAAACGGGACAGAACCGAAAAGCGATTACGCTAAGAAATGTGACAAAGTAAATGCAAACGTTTTAAATTTGATTGATTTCTATTTAACTTATCACAATAAAAATTTAAAGTATTTTATTGAAAACCCCCGCGGAATGATGCGAAAAATGCCATTTATGCTAGGGATTCCGAAAACTACCGTTTGGTATTGTCGTTATGGAGACGACAGAGCAAAGCCAACTGATATATTTTCAAATCATATTGTTTCATTGTTCAATCCTAACGGATGGATTCCGCGCCCTGAGTGTCACAATGGTAACAAAAATTGTCACCATGAAGCCGCCCCACGTGGCTCAAAAACAGGAACGCAAGGAAAAAAGGATAGTTATAATCGATCCAAAATACCGCATGAATTATGTTTAGAAATCATTAAAAGCTGTGAGAATAAAAAATAAATAACTCAATTAAAACCATATTAATAAAATAATACTATATTTGCATAAACCAATTAAATAAAAATTATGAAAATTATTAATTTAAAATCGTTAACCCTTTTAAATTTCAAGGGTTTAGCACAAAAAGAAATCAAATTTTCCGACGTTACAAATATTCACGGCGCAAACGGAACAGGCAAAACTTCAATCTTTGACGCTTATACATGGCTTTTGTATGGTAAAAATTCCAGCGATCAAATGGATTTTAATATCAAAACTTTAGGCGCTGACGGCAAAGTTGTTAATCGTTTGGATCACGACGTCGAGGGGGTTTTTATTATTTCAGAGGACAAAACAGAAACGACGTTAACACTCAAGCGCTGTTATTCGGAAAAGTGGACTAAAAAAAGAGGCTCAGAAAGCGAAGAGTTAACAGGACACGAAACAAAGTTTTTTATTAACGACGTTCCCAGCTCATTGAGTGAATACAAAAGCGAGGTTTCAAAATTGATTGAAGAGTCAATCAGTAAAATAATTTCAAACCCTTTGTATTTCAATAACAAAATGAAATGGAACGAGCGCCGCGAAATTCTCGAGAAAATGGCGGGGGATATTTCGTTAAACGATATTGTTTTAAACACGCCAAACGGCGAAAGTATTTTTTCAAGTGTTATTCAGTTGCTCAATGATAAAAAGAACCTTGAGGACGAAAAAAAGGTTTTAGCAGCCAAAAGAAAAAAGCTAAAAGATGAAATTGAAACAATCCCGACACGAATAAGTGAGGCGCAATTATCAAAAAGCGAAGCGCTGGACTGGTTGGCTTTAGAATTACAGCTAAAAACAAACGCTGAAAAGTTAAAAGAAATTGATTTGTTAATTGAAAATTCAATTGAGAACGTGAGCGCCCAACAAAAAGAGATTGAGGCTTTACAGATTGAAAAATATAACTTATCAAACGAGATAACAAAAGAAACCGAAGCGCAAAACCAAGCGCAAAGAGAAACAAAACAGCTTTTAACAAACAAACTCAACGAATTAAAAGACAAAGGCTCAAAGCAAAACCGCGAAGAGACCGACAAGCTGCGAAATATAGGCACAAAACAAAATTTAATTGAGGGCTTTGAGCTTGAAAATAAAAATTTGCGCGCTTCATGGAATGAATGGAATGATAAAACTTTTGAAATTAAAGAAAATCAAAACATTTGCCCAGCGTGTTCTCAAGAAATTAAAGGACAAGCCGCAATTTTAGAAACATCTTTTAACGAGTTGAAAGCTGAAAGGCTGTTGACAATTTCAAAAGCTGGAAAAGATAACGCCGAACAAATAAAGTTACTTCAAAATGAAATTGAAACGTTAAGCAATACCGCGAGCGCTTCAATTGAAAACTACAAAGACGAAATTAACAAGCTGGAAACCGAATTAAACAAACCTTTTGAAATTGTTTTAACTGACAAAATCAAAGAGTTAAAATCTAAACTTGAGTTTATTGTAATTCCTGAGATTCACGCGCCCGACAACTCAAAACTAAAAGAAGATAAAGCGGTTTTAATTGCCTCAAGCGATGAAATTAAAAAACAATTATTTCAAAAAGATGAAATTGAGCGTATTGAAAAAAGAGTTAACGAGTTAAAAGATATTCAAAAGACTTTAAGTCAAGAACTCGCGGACGTTGAAAAATTAGAAATTCAAATCGACAATTTCAATAAATCAAAAATAAATCTAATTGAAAGCCGTATTAATAATAAATTTGCTCTCGTTACTTTCAAAATGTTTTCAGATCAAATAAACGGCGGCGAAGCCCCAGCGTGCGAATGTTTGTTAAATGGCGTTCCGTTCAATGATTTAAACACAGCCTCAAAAATTAACGCGGGGTTAGATATTATCAACGCTTTGCAGTTTCATTTTGGGATATTTGCCCCCGTATTTATTGACGGTCGCGAGTCGGTGACAACGTTAATTAAAACCGAATGTCAAATTATCAGTTTGATAGTTGACCCGTCAGAAAAAAAATTAATCGTTATTGATTAATTAACAAAATAATATTATCTTTACCAAACAAACCAATTAAATAAAAAGTTATGACACAAGTTAAAACAGCGGCACAACCCGCAGCGACTCAAAAAGAGTTATCGACTGAGATTTTAAACAAAGTAAATCTATTTGTCGAAACGGGGGAATTAAAAATCCCGTCCGACTATTCGCCAGCAAATGCAATAAAAGGCGCGTTTCTAATTTTACAGGAACTCAAAGACAAGGACAAAGTTTTAGTTATGAGCTATTGTTCAAAAAACTCAATAGCTCAGGCACTTTTTAAAATGGTCGTTGAGGGATTAAGCCCGTTAAAAAAACAGGGTTACTTTATTCCTTACGGTAAAGAGTTGAGCTGGTCGCGTTCTTATCAGGGCTCAATCGCTTTAGCAAAAAGAGTCGGGGGCGTTTCCGATATTGTCGCGAATATTATTTACAAAAATGATGTTTTTGAATATGCAATTGACGTTGAAACGGGGTACAAAAAAATCGTTAAACATACTCAGGAAATCGCAAATATTAACAACGCCGAAATTATAGGGGCGTATGCGGTTATCATTTACACCGACGGAAAAAAAGACCTTGAGGTTATGACATACGCCGAAATCATGCAAGCGTGGAAACAAGGCGCAACAAAAGGAACGAGCGGGGCTCATACAAATTTCACTCAAGAAATGGCAAAGAAAACCGTAATAAACCGAGCTTGTAAACAACCTATTAACGCCTCAAATGATTTTTATCTTTTAGACGGCGACGACGACACGGAAAAGGAAACGACAACCCAAACGCTTAAGCAAGAAATACAAAACGAGACAGCGGCCGAAACGGTAACTTTTGAGGATGTGACAAACGAGAAAGCAATTAACCAAGAAGCTGGGGCGGTTGAGTTTGAAACACCTAACCCCCAGCAAGAAGAATTAATAAAACAGCCCAGCCAAAACAGCCAACAACAAGCGGGATTTTAAACAATGGAATTAAAAATAATATCTTCGGGCTCAGTCGGAAACTGTTATATTTTGCAAAACGAAACGTCCGCTTTATTGATTGAAGCGGGCGTCAAGTTCTCAGAAATTCAAACGGCTTTAAACTTTAATCTTTTAAAGGTCGATTTGTGTATAATTACACATGAGCACAAAGACCATTCAAAAAGTATTAACCAAGTTGCAAAGGCTGGCATTCCAATACTCGCAAGCGTCGGAACTTTCAAAGCTGAAAAAATAACGACTGAGCGTCAGGATTACCCAATTAAACACGGGCAAACGATACGCGTTAAAGAATGGAAAATTTCAGCGTTTAAAATCGACCATGACGCCGCCGAGCCTTTGGGCTTTATCATTGAACACCCCGAAGCTGGACGAATTTTATTTTTAACAGATACCTATATTTTACGGTTTGACTTGGGGTCGTTTGATCATGTTTTAATTGAGGCGAACTATTGCGGGGACATGGTCGAAGAAATAGGACAAAAAAAAGGTTTTGACTTTGTTAACAGCCGTCGTTTAAAATCGCACATGAGTATTAACACCGCCAGCGAAACGCTTAAAAGATTAAATTTAAACTGGTGTAAAAATATTGTGTTAATTCATTTATCGGACGGGCTCACAAACGAAATTGAATTTAAAAAAAGAATTGAAAGAGAACACGGCAAACCCGTAACGGTGGCAATAAAAAACCAAACTATTAATTTTAATAAACAACCTTTTTAAAATGGCAAAGAAACCAAAAAGAACCCGTAAAATCGAGGACTTTATAAATGAAGTAAAAACCTTTCAAGCGTTAACGGATCATTCGCTTTCGTATATTTACTCAAATAATAAATGTTTGAACGGCAAAACGTTTAAAAAGCTTATTGAGACAGGACAAGGAACGATTACAACCGACACTTGGGACACCGTGAGCGAATGGATGGAAAACGAGTTAAACAATTGATTATAACGGTTCTCGGCTTTGTTTAGTGCGGGATTATGAAAACGAAATTTTCAACTTAAAAATAAATTACAATGGAAAACGAAAACTTGAATGAAGCAGTAAACCCCGCATTGAACAAAACCGATGTTAGCGGTTCGTTGCCTTGTGGATGTTTGAAATGTTACCCAAATGTGTTTCCAAATATAAGGTTTAATGTTTGCCCTATTTGTGGAAATAAAAGATGCCCACACGCATCAGACCATAATTATAAATGCACAAACTTAAATGATGTAGGGCAAACTGGCAGTGTGTACGGTGGCAATGACCACTAACACAAACCTAACCGTCCGTTTTAATGGCGGTTAGGTAATGTTAAAAATAAACCTATAAATAGATATTATGAAATTAGACGAAGATTTTAAAAAGAGCTTAATTGTATTCATTAGCTTTTTAATTATGCTCGCTTTATTGGTGTTCGTAAGGATAAGCGCAAACGTTCCGCAAATCAAAGCAAAACCACAAAAGAAAGCGTATATTTACAAAGAGGCGACCGACTGGAATTTAACCGAAATCGAAAACGGGAAAAGGTTGTATTTTGAAAACTTAATAAATTGAAACCATGAAAAAAGGAAAATTAATATACAACGTAATACTTCATATTTTTGCTATCATTGGGCTAATTATATTTTTTACAAGCTGCAACGATTCGGAACGGGACAAACAAAGAGCCGAACAAAAGAAGATAACAGAAGCTATTGAAAGGAAAATTGATTCCTTGCAACGAATACAACAAAGCGATAAGCTATGGAGAAACCAATAAAAAAAACCGCGACGGCTAAAGCCGTAAAGATAGCACCCAAGAAAACCACAGTAAAGAAAACGGGGGGTACTAAGGTGAAAGAAATTGAAGATAAAAAACGCTTTGACAGTATTATTGAAATGATCGGGGATTTAGGCTTCTCGCTTCGTAAGTCTTTGAAAATGAGCAAAATGAGTTCAGCAACCTTCTTTAACTGGCTGGAAAAGGACGAGAATAAACAAAAACTCTACGCGCATGCATGCGCGCAAAGAGCCGACGCAATCGCCGAAGAGATAATCGACATAGCAGACGACAACAGGGGCGACACAAAAATAATTTTTGATCGTAATGGAAACGCCATTGAAACCGAAGATAAAGAATGGACGGGACGGGCAAAGTTAAAAATTGACGCTCGCAAATGGATAGCTTCAAAATTAAACCCTAGAAAATACGGGGAAAAAGTCGAAATCTCAGGCGACAAGGAAAACCCGTTACAGGTTGTACATAATATAGTGGCTTTAGGCTCAGGGGTAAAGCCAAACGAAACAAACGAAGTAAAAGAAATTGAGTAATTTTAAAGAAAAATATAAGTTATGAGTATTGAAATTAAAAACAGATTTACAGGTAAAGTGATTTTTACGCATGAAGGCGCAAACCTAAGAGGCGCAAACCTAGAAGGCGCAAACCTAATAGGCGCAAACCTAATAGGCGCAAACCTAAGAGGCGCAAACCTAGAAGGCGCAAACCTAATAGGCGCAAACCTAATAGACGCAAACCTAATAGACGCAAACCTAAGAGGCGCAAACCTAAGAGGCGCAAACCTAGAAGGCGCAAACCTAGAAGGCGCAAACCTAATAGACGCAAACCTAAGAGGCGCAAACCTAAGAGGCGCAAACCTAGAAGGCGCAAACCTAATAGGCGCAAACCTAATAGGCGCAAACCTAAGAGGCGCAAACCTAGAAGGCGCAAACCTAATGGGCGCAAACCTAATAGACGCAAACCTAATAGACGCAAACCTAAGAGGCGCAATAAAAGTTCCTATGTATTGCAAATGGTCACACGGTATCACAAAAGGAAATCTTATACATATCGGTTGTGAAAAGCGAACTATTGAAGAATGGGATAAGTTTTTTAAATCAGATGAAACATTATCAACAAAAAGAAATACCTATGAATTTAAACAAATAGAAGCGGTTTATTTAGCGTATAAAGCATACTTAACATATTTAAAATCATAATCTTTGAAACTTTTACTTAAACAAGAACACGCGACTTTTTATTTAAAAGATAAGCAAACAACGGAGCTACTTTATGGCGGGGCGGCTGGCGGTGGAAAATCCGCCTACGGTTGTCTTTGGTTAATTGAGTGTTGCCAAACTTACGCGGGTTCTCGTTGGTTAATGGGGCGAAGTAAATTAAAAGCCCTCAAAGAAACAACCTTAAACACGTTTTTTGAAATTGCAAGCGAATTACAGATTAACGATCAATTCACTTTCAACGCTCAATCAAATATAATTTACTTTAAAAATGGTTCTGAGATTCTTTTAAAAGATTTATTTCTTTACCCTAGTGATCCCCTTTTTGATTCTTTGGGCTCTCTCGAGATTACAGGGGCTTTTATTGACGAATGTAACCAAGTCACATTTAAAGCATGGCAAACGGTGAAAAGTCGTATTCGTTATAAGTTAAAAGAGTTTGATTTAATACCTAAACTTTTAGGCTCATGCAACCCCGCTAAAAATTGGACGTACAAAGAATTTTATAAACCAAGCGTCTCAAAAACTTTAAAAGATTACCGCGCATTTGTTCAAGCTTTACCAACAGATAACCCCCATTTGCCCGCCTCATATTTAGAAAGTCTTTTACAGCTGGATAAAAACAGCCGTGAGCGTCTTTATTATGGTAACTGGGAATACGACGACGACCCGAGCACGTTAATAGACACCGAAGCGATAACGGATTATTTTAACCCTGTTCACGTTTTACCGACCTCAAAGAAGTATATCAGTATTGACGTTGCCCGAAAAGGAAAAGATAAAAGTATTATTCGCGTTTGGTTTGGCTGGCTTTGCGTTGAGGTTGTCGAGATTGACAAAAATACAATAACCGAACTAGCCGCGATAGTTAGAACTTTACAAGCTAAACACGGGATAAGTAATTCTCACACCGTAGCCGACGAGGACGGCGTCGGGGGCGGGCTTGTCGATGTTTTAAGATGTGACGGGTTTGTTAATAATTCCAAAGCTTTAAACGGGGAAAATTACGAAAATCTAAAAAGTCAATGCAGCGTTATAATGGCTAATAAAATACAACTTCGATTAGTAGGGGAAACAAATACGCAAGGAATAACCCGCGATATTATAGGCGAAGAAATGGAACAAATCAAACTCAAAGACATTGATAAGGACGGTCGTATCGGTATTGTTTCAAAAGATACCATAAAAGCAAACATAGGACGAAGCCCCGACCATTGGGATAGTATAATGATGAGAGTATATTTTGAACTTAAGCCCCGAATTTCAAAACCGACAAGCCGTTTAATATGATCAAATTTAAAAACAAAATAAAAGACTTTGAAATCCCGACAAGTTACGCGGACTTGAAAGTCAAAGACCTGAGCTATTTAATTGAGAACTCCGATAATGAATTATTAATCCTTGAAAAGCTCACAGGGTTAAACAGCGTTGAATTATCAATTCTTGACCTCTCAGAAATACCCGAATATTTAGCTTTTTTAAAAACAGATCCTTTAGAAGTTGCCGAAGAGAGCGATAGTTTAGAAATTGACGGGGTTTTTTACACGTTGCCCGAAAGTTTGGGACAATGTATTTACGCTCAAAAAATAATTTCCTGTTCAGCTATCGCAAAAAATAACCCTTTACAAATACTTTCAACGTATTTACAGCCATTGATTGACGGCAAAACGTTTGATTCTTTGCGGTTAAAAGATACCGAGACGCTTTTAAATAATTTAAACGTCGAAAGCGTTTATTCTTGT